ATTGAGCTAACGTCACTGGAACAGGTTCAAGTTCCAAACGCTTGTAAGCACCAGACGCAATCGCTGTGCCTTCAGTTAAAGTAGCAACGCTTCCTGATGCAGCTTCTGGGTATCGAAAGAATTTAATGTCTTTATGTCCACGTTTAGCCGGTAGATCGGCTTTATATGCAAACTGATCAAGAACGATGTTCTTCAGAGTCTGCTCCAGTAGCTTCTTGTCGAAGTAAGTTTGAATCGAATTGCTAACATCATCTGCGCCAGCATTCGTTGTATTGGTAATTCCAACTGCCATTTTTTAATCTCCTAATTTAATTTGTTGCGAACATTTCCGCCCCGGAATCATCTGCTTGTCGCATCGCTTTCATAAGTTCAGCCCGTTGTTTATCGGTAGATAACTTATCAAACGATTCAACCTGCAATATATTTGATCCTGGTTGCGATCCGTTCAGTTGTGTCTTTTCTTCGTATTCAGCGACTTTCTTTTTTAAGTCACTGACTTGTTTTTCCAGCGAAGCTGATCGGTTAGCCTGGAGGTACATCACCGCACCTTCGACGGCATCGTTGATGCCTTCGGGGTATTGGGTGAGAACAGGTTTACGCTCAAGCAATTGACCAACCATCTTGAACAATTCACTGTTCTGATCGTTCAATTCTTTATGCTCTTTCGCTTGGCTTTTCCAATTTGCGTCCCATGCAGACACAAACTTGGCTTGCTGCGCTTTTGACTCCTGTTCTTTAACCGCACTACGAGCCTGATCCGCCGCTTTTCTTGCTGCTTCGGCATTCGCGTGATCGCCTTCATCCTCGAACTCTTTGGCTATTGCCTCGTATTCATCGGGTGAGTAGCGACTCGTTGCCGTTTTTTGCTGTATCTCGGCTAGAGACTTGTCTTGCTGTTCAGTCAACGCTTGACGTTGTGCCGCTAATTCCTCGCGCTCTTTCTTTAATGCCGCTTTTTCAGCATTAACTTCACGCCAGGTTTTGTTGGCTCGATCTTGCGTTTTCTTTGCCCGAGAATATTTTGACTGGGATTTCTCCCCAGACTTAGCTTGCTCGGTCTGTTCCTCCTCAGACGATTTATCGTCTGCCGGTTGTTCCGGTTCCTCACTGGGTTTGTCTTCAGTTTCAACTGATTCCTGTTCGGGTTCTTCGACCTGCGGCATCGAAGATTTGTTCGCAGTATTACCAAACTCGTTGGCATCAGATTCCTCCAATGCTCTTAGCAATTGCTCGCGTTCGGTATCGACCTCGACTGGTTTTTCTAGTGTTACTCCAGACATAAATCTTTAAGCAGTTTGGCGCATCCATTCCAGGTCATCGGTAACACCGTCCACTTGTTCATCGGGTTGGCTAGTAATCACTGCCATCCCGTCAAGTGTAGCCAACGCGGATTTAAAACCGGCGGCATGACCAGCGTGATACGCTAAGTCGCTTGGACTCGAAATAAACCTATCACAGTTCTGTATATGCAAGCTTAGTAAGTGGTAACGTAAAGTAACACCAACCTCGCTTGTCATGAATTGCTGCAATTTTACAGCGTGTTCGCTTGTCCATTCTGGCGGGTTAGCCCACCGGGACACCTGGCGGAACTGTTTCCACAGTCGCCATTGGGTTTTCAATCGATTCCACATTTTGTTGTTCTGCCTGTGCTGCAACTGCTTGTTGCATTTGGGCAAATAAATTCTTTAATTCCTGCTCCACCTGACGACCCGTTTTTGGATCAGCTTCTTTCAGTTTTTCCAAATGCTCGGCAATATGTTGTTCTAGGAATTGTCCCTCGGCAGGTTCTGGTGGTGCGCCGGTATCGGCTCGGTTAGTGATGTATGCCATGACCGTT